TGCTTATTTACTGAATGACCCTTCAGGAACTCACGAGCGAGCATACCGAGATCGGTAAACACTCTCTCAGAGCCACCCCTGGAGTTTTTTGTTCCCAAAAGTCCAAAGTTCATATAGGGAGCGTGGACGAATCCATCCTCCCCTAACATAAACCCAGTGGAATTAATCTGGAGCCAATCGGGTGCTGTGTAGCACTTACCGATGGAGGGTTCGAGTCCGGCATGATTAGCGAAATCTGCCCATCTTGCTCTCTGCCGAGCTGTGTACAACATCACGCAGTCGTCGCCGTTGACGGCGAGTGGCCTCTCTGAGAGAGGGCATCGAGAATCGCGTTCTTTAACTTCCACAAGATCCGCCCAAGATTGGGCCGGAACGGGTTGGTTAAAGAAAGCGTCGGCTTCCGCATCGCCGACCGTGTCCAGATGGGCACGATCTTCGGCGCGGAATCCGATCTCACAGACTGCTGCGTTTAAGAGACACAGTATCGGAAAAGAAAGTATGGATCCCATCAACTGTCCATTCCACTGCTTCTGCTCCTCGAGATCGAGTTTGCTAGAGTAGTGAATGGTGTGTCCGACGAGACTCTTAGACCCGGTGCGACGTACCCAGTTAGGTGCGCCGCCCCACTCACAGAGATAATTCCATGTCTCTCTGGACAGAAAAGCCCGCAAGTTGTCCGTTGCAGCGGTATAATCCCCGCTTTCAAAGAACCTCCCTCCCAGCTCAAAATCTTCCTCCCTGACTCCAAAGATGCTATTTAGCACCTCCGCAGTGACGGGGGTTCCGATAAGCTGAAAGGTCTTATGCGACTTCAGGCTAGTCCAGAGCGACTTTTGGAACGGCTTGAGAAGCCAGTAGGCTACGGTTGGTCCGGCAGTAACACCACGAACTTTTAACGGTTCAAGGATGAAACTTGCCATCACATCGTAGTCGACTTGCTTCTTCAAGCCGTCCAGGAGTTGAAAGGCCATTAAGGAAGAGGCCGAGTCAATATCGACTCTGAGCTCCCTCTCCCCAATGTGTGGATGGTACATCATCTGCATTAACTCACCACCACAATACCGTAGAAGGCAGTTCCTGTAATTGAACAGCACTTCTGTGGCTGCCCCTCCCGATCCTCTGGCACTCGAATAGTGTCCATTGATGGAGGGGAAGTTACAAGCACGTTGGGACGAGATCGTCCTACGCGCCCAGCCTCTCGG